TATTATTTTGTGTCAGAAGGCCTATTATAATTTCTCAGTTTTCAGGAACACCATTGATTTGATGACTGAGTTATCCATTAGTAATTTATATTATACAGGGGGAAGTCGTAAATCTAGAGAGTTTTTTGAAACACTGTTTAGTAAAATAAATATTGATGATCTTCAAAGTAGATTCTTCCGGGAATATTACCGTTCTGGAAATGTTTTTATTTATCGGTTTAACGCTAAGATGGAAAAGTCTGATGCTTTAAAAATTAACCAAACTTTTGGCTTAAGCGAGGCTAATGAGAATATTGAAATTCCTTCAAAGTATATAATCCTTAACCCTTCTGATATCCAACTTCAAGGAAGTATAGCTTTTAGTAGCGGGGTTTATTACAAGGTAGTCACCGATTATGAACTGCAAATCTTACGAAATCCCCAAACAGACGAACAAAGGGAAGTGTTTGAAAGCCTACCAGAAGAAACTAAGAAACTAATAAAGGATACCAAGAATACAGGAATGGCTGCCGTCACGATTCCGCTTAATACCGATAGGCTAGTTGCTGTTTTCTATAAAAAGCAGGACTACGAACCTTTTGCCGTGCCCATGGGGTATCCAGTGTTGGAAGACATTAACTGGAAACAGGAAATGAAGCAGATGGATATGGCCGTTGCGAGAACTACCAATCAGGCCATTCTTCTGATAACAATGGGAACTACACCTCAAGACGGGGGAGTAAACCAAAAAAATCTGATGGCAATGCAGAAGCTCTTCGAAAACGAATCTGTAGGTCGGGTTTTAATTTCAGACTATACCACCGAGGCAAAATTTGTCATTCCTGATATAGGCAACATTTTAGATCCAAAGAAGTATGATGTTGTAAATCAAGACATTCAGATGGGATTAAATAATATTCTATTAAGTGATGAAAAGTTTGCCAACACCAGTATCAAAGTTCAGGTGTTCATGGAAAGGCTTAAACAGGGACGCAGAGTCTTCCTAGAGAATTTCTTGATGCCGGAAATCCGTCGAGTATCAAAAGAAATGGGATTCAAGAACTATCCTCTGGCTCATTTTGAAGAGGTAGACCTTCGGGATACTTCCGTTTATTCGCGGATTTATAGTCGTTTAATTGAACTTGGTGTTTTGACCGCTGAAGAAGGAATGCAGGCTATTGAATCTGGCCGTTTCCCAACGCCGGAAGAATCTGTTGAGTCACAAAAGAGATTTCAAGAGCTTAAAAATGAAGGCTTGTATGAACCTTTAATAGGTGGCCCAAAGATGGCACAAATGACAGGCCGTCCTACGGGAGCTAAGAAACCAAAGGAAGAAGACAAGAAGACCCCGATAGGAACCAAGGCGACTCTTAATTTCAGTCTTTCTAGAATACAGGAACATCTAAACCTTTCGGACAAGTTGAACTTGGAGGTAGAGGCCTCCCTGAGGCAGATTCACAAACGAAAAAGGTTAAGCAAGCAACAAAAGGAAGTAGCTCGAGAAATAACAAATATAGTAATTGCCAACGAGGATCCACCTAATTGGTTGGCTAAGGCGGGACGGTATGCGGCCGAGCCTACAGACAGAAACCATGAGAGAGTTAAGAAGGTTCAAGATGTTGCTTATGAACATCAGGTGGACGACTTCTTAGCGGGAATATTATATGCAAGCGTTCATGAAGGGGAAAAATAATGGCTCAACAACGGGTAATTTACAATTGTCAAGCCTTGTATGCCGGGCCTGCGTTGACCGGAACGACAGGCTATAATTTTATTTCTTATACCGGAGGGTTGCCTACCAATGACCACTCTGATCTTTACCAACAATTAAATCTTCTTCATAGCATCGATAGAATCCAATCGGTAAGTTATTCTATTGATGTCCCCCATACAAATATAAACCAACTCAGTACGCGGGGCCTAATAGGTAGACCCATCATCAATCCCCCTACTGTCAGTTTGGATTTCGCTTATTTTTTATGTGGTACGAAAAATGAAGCTAGAATGGGGTTTAATGTTAATTACCCCCAATTTGATGGAACTTCGGATGGGGCTCCTTTTTACTCCGACAATTTAGATGTTTCTCTTTTGTCGGGATTTTTCGAGCCAAACAAAACTAGAACTCTCCCGCTGCCAGATTCAAATTTTTTAATTAATCAATATAGGGACTGTCGGAATATTTATGTATGCCCCGGGTTATCACGTTATATCTTTTGGTAATTGTTATTTAAATTCCTATTCTACTCAGGGAGAAGTGGGAGGGTTCGCTACGGCTGCCGCCTCTTATTCGGCTTATAATATGAATTTCGATATGAGTGGAAGTGGTTTCATGGCTCCCGATATTGAAACAAAAAGTGGGACTTTGAATAACGAAGCGTCGGTTGTAATTCCTCGAGTGTTAGCTGAAGAGGGGTATAGCGCTTTGAAACCCGGGGATATTTCTATCACTACAGATTCTTTTTCGGGTCTTGGCGTTGATTTTAATAAGCTTCATCTTCAGAGTTATAGCATTGGGATAGAATTAAATCGCGAGCCTTTAAATAATTTGGGTTATAAATTTCCCGTAGACACCAAAGCTACTACTCCCCTTTTAGCAACCCTTGCATTGAATGGAATTGTAGAATCTGGAACAAGTGGTTCTCTGATTGATTTAATCAATATAAATAGTGGATACGATTTTACCATAAAAGTAAACCCCACTACCGACTGTCCAGAAAGTACGGCTGCTCCAATTAATGGAGGAGCCATCCCAATCCGAAGAGGGGACGAAGCTTTGAGGTATTCGTTTGTCGGAGCCAAATTAGATAACTTCGGTTTTGCAGCGGACATTGGGGACAACAAAACTTTCGACGCTTCTTTTAGTGTGGAGATAGACCCCGACAATCAGGGTAGCGGACTTTTTATAAGTGGGGTCTTGGGTGCTGAAAAAGTGGAGGATTTTGTTTTGTTGGAGGGGGGAAGCAATAATGCGTTCTATTTACAACAAGAATCTGACGATTTATTAACTACAAATCTATTTCCGCTGTATTAAAAAGTGTATATAGTGATAAGGCATAAGGAAAAATGGCAAATAAAAAAATATCTCAATTAGCAACTTTAAATCCCGTGCCAAGTGGGGCTTTTCTCGCTGTGGTGGATGGTGGAGTTACTTACAAAGCGGCGGCAAGCAGGGTTAGTCACTACACGGGCTCCAAAGAGGTAACTGAAACTGCAGGAGCTACCACTTTAGATTGGAACGACTCCAATGTTTATTATGTGTCCACCGCAGTGACTTTGGCGACAACTTTTATAAACGTTTCCGATGGTCAGACTTTAAAGTATTATGTAGAAAACACAAATGTAGGCAGTGCTGTAAATTCTACTTTTACTCACGCTACGCCTAATTTAGTTCCTATTTGGAAGAATGCTAGTGTACCACAAGTGGCAGCAAGCAAGACTAACTTTTACACCTTCACGAGAATAAACGATACAATTTTTGCTGATGTAGTGACTGACTATCCGTTGTAATGTTATGGCGATTACGAGATATGCAGGAGATAGGTTTACGGCAGATACGGGGGATATTAGGCCCACTGGTGTGTTACTGGGGGCTTTTCTTATCAATACCGGTAATCGTAATTCATATGTTAAAACCGGTAACAGTTCGAATGATTTAGACTGGTCTTTACTTCAAGGAGGGGGAGGCGGCGGTACTCCGGCTGATCCTGATACTTCTGTTCAGTTTAATAATAATGGATCTTTCGGCGGGGATGCCGACTTAACTTTCACAAACGGTAACCGACTGAATGTCAACAAGTTAGGTATCTCGGGAAATGTATACGACTCCAACAATTGGGTTGGAGAAGGGGGGATGCTTCTCACAAACGAAGGCGCAACCGGTGTTAATTGGAAATCCATTGAATCAGTTATCTCAGGCGTAGGAGGTTCCGGCGTTGCAAACTATGTAGCTCGTTGGTCTGATGAAGATACTTTAACTTCCGGGGTTATACAAGATAACGCAACTACGATAGGAATAAACATAGCGCCTGATGCGGGCAATATGCTCTCCATCAAAAGCAAAGCCAACAATGAAAATGTTCTCTCTCTTACTTCTAGTGATGGAGATGGATTATTTAATGTTAGGCAGTCTGCAAATGATTGTTTAATACGCGGTTACAAGGATGGGAATGTTCAAAATATTCAGCTTCATTCGGATGGTGTTTCTTATTTGAAAGGGGGCAGTGTCGGTATTGGGATAACTAATCCAGCCGCTAAGCTTGTAGTGAAAGGAGAGCAGGGAATTAAGGTTATAAGCGATGGGTCAGACAATGCCGGAGCAGCTTTAAATCTTTCTCACGCTAACAATAATACAAATGATACTATTTCTACAATCTACTTCTCCAATAACACGGGTAGCGTAGCAAGAATAGAAGGACATACTGTCGAAGCCAATAATAATGGCGAGATATCTTTCAGCACTGAAAATGCTGGAAGCGCTGATGAACGTATGCGAATTACCTATGACGGCAAAGTTGGTATAGGAACAACCGAGCCACAATCTATTTTACACATCTATGGTAACTATATATCAATAGGAGACGGCACTTATGCAGCCGCGCTTGGACGAGGAAACTCTCTAATCGGTGGGCAAGAGCCTTCAGATTTTGTAATTGCGAGTCTTTCAAGCAAAGATTTAGTTCTCTCCGCGGGAGATGCGGATCGGCTGCATATACAATCTGACGGCAAAGTTGGCATCGGGACTGGTTCGCCGACAACTCCTTTGGAAATTGCAGGGGGTAATGGTAATGCTCCGATGTCATTACTGACGCTGTATAACAACGACGATAATGCTAATTCCGAATAGGCAGCAGCCAATGAAAACATGCATGGCATTCAACACTTAAGCGCAGTTGGGAAATAGGTTGGTTAAGGCTTTCTTTTAAAC